CCCTTTGTACCTTACGCGCGGATCTTTACCCATTAGGTAAAAGATTTCTGGCATTTAAGGTCAGAGCGGAGCGGAACCCGAGGCCGAAGCCCGAGGCCGACCGCGCGTGGTTGCCGGACAGACCGAACACCCCAGCGAACGACGTGCCGCCCCAGGCGCCGCCGCGAGCGCCAAGCCGCTTTTATTCGACATGTACCCCGCGGTGTCCTTACTGGGTTGTTTTCATCCATCCTCCAAGCATTTTGCCGATCTCATTCAGTAACTTCCCCCAGTTCTCATATTTCCGCAGGGGAAGATACTTCATGTCTTTATCGGCTGCCAGGCGAATGAAGGTCCGAAGGACATCAAGTTCGACGTCTATTTCATAAAGAATAGGCTTTTTATTTCGGCTTTTATTTGCCACGACTATAAGCCGCAGAATTTTATACATTGATTGCTTTATTTCGGATCCCAGGGCATACCGTTCAGCCTTTGGGAACTGAATTATGCACTGGTTTCCATACTTGATCATGTCATATGTCTTCTGCCAGATTTTCAGATTGTCCAATGTTTTAACCCCCAAAAATGTCAGGGCGGCTTGACGCCACCCTGATCAGATTTCCAGATTGCCAGATATCAGATTCCCGGAATAAAAGCGGAGCGGAACCCGAAGCTGCTGCCCGAGTACGACCGCGCGTGGCTGCCGTCCAGATAGAACACCCCAGCGTACGACGTGTTGCCCCAGGAGCCGCCGCGAGCGCCAAGCCGCTCACCGCGATTTCTCATGTAAAGATAATCGCCGCCGTGATCCCCACTGTCCGCAGGCATGATCGCCAACGCTTTTAATATTTCCGGTACCGTTAAACCTTCAATGGTAGTCAGTGCTGCGAAGCTGTTTGAACCATATGGACCATCATCGTCAGGACGGTTTGTAATATTCTTTACAAGTCTAAATGCGAATCCGGAACTCCCTGATGGTTTTGATAAATAGTCCCATTTCAAAGTGTCAGCAGTGCCGGGATCGACAAGGGATCCGTTTTCCAAGATAGCCTTCCACAGTGTACTGTTAAGGCCCTGATCGACTTGTGCCGCTGCGTTATTATCCGGGATGACTTGAATTTCACCGTCCAGGGTTCTGTATCCACCAACCCATTCATAGACATTTCCGTTCAAGTCCCAGATACCTGCAGGTGTTCCGTCATGGGACCAGGAAACAGGACCGGATCCTGTGGCCACGCGGCCATCACGCAAGGTTCCACTGTCATCGTATCTGTATGTCACGATACCCTTTTCCCATGGTGCGCTGTAGTCCTTGCCATAGTTGTTATTACCGCGCGGCATACAGTTGTTCTTACGGCACCACAAGGCAATGGCCGCCCATTCGGCATTTGTCATCAAGTGATGACCAGCGCCCTTTGCTTCGCAGTATTGCTTTGCCTGGTCAAAGTTTACACTGGTTGCGGGATCCTTAAAGGGAAGACTGTATGCTTTCCCGTTCATAACGAAGTTCTGATATTTGCTGATGTAGATCGCCGGAACTTCAACACCGTTCACGATGAACGCCGGATGTGTGCTGGCGCTGCCGTCCGTGATCAGGTCCGCGATCTGCTTTTTGTCGAACTTGACCACGATGGAAGGATATCCGTCAACGTCGAATATTACGGAGTTATTCCCACCAGTCAAGGCTTCGACCGCGACTTTAAGATCATCATAATTTGCCATTATTCCACCTCCACAAGCGCCCACAGAACCAGGGTGACATTATCCATGCTGAAAGGAACAGGAACCGTCTTTTCAGGGTCCTGGTACTGTCTGGCCGGAATGATGATATTTGCGACGTAATACTTCGACAGGCCAGCGATCAGGATCTGATCATCGTCCTGGCAGATGTCAATTTCCACGTCGTAGTCCCTTTCATATTTCGAAAGGTCCAACATCAATTCATCACGGAAGAATATCTTTGTGCCTTCAACATTAAAGGCGATTTTCTGGCCTTCATTTTTATGGATTATATTCATTTCCTCTTACCCTCCATTTCTTTGATTGCTTCACGGCTTCTTTGTGCCGTGGCGTCGGCATATTCCCTGATCTCTTTGGAAGCGGACCTGGGATCATAGCCGAAGTCGCGAAGAATCTTCGCTTCCTGGGCCTTCCTTTCGTCAGATTTGATGATTATGTTTGCCATTTACACCATGCCCCCTTGAACGTGATATCTGATGGTAATGGACGTCGCGGTGCCGGTATATTTCACCTTAAAGCCGTTGGCCTGCTTGCCGCTGATGATTATGTCACCAACAGTTCCGCCGGACACAGAATTCACTTCAACGGTGACGTTGTAAGTGGTCCTGTTCCTTAACTTCACGATGGAAATGGTGTTGTCAGTGTTTGCCGGTGAAATAGTGGCGGATCCGGATTCGACTTCGAATTCGGCCCCGGATAACATCGCCTGGCGCTGGACCTGTGCAAGAACTGCGGCCAGGGCGTCATTTGCCAGGATACCGTGTTCCATGTTGTTGAAATTCTGCGCGTTCATGGGTGTTCCCGGCTGAATAATTGTGCTGCCATCCTTCACCTGGTCTTTCCACTGCGTTGGAATGTAGGATTTTTCATTTGCCATTTACTGCTGCACCTCCTTAAACTTCGTTGATCGGGAATTCATATTTGAGAAGAACACCCTGGTTGACATTTTTCAGGATATTTTCCGTCCTGCTGCCTGCCACATTCCCGCCCACGTCAATCAGTCTGCTTTCGACGATAGTGGACGCTGTGGACACGGGATCTGTCACAGACACCATGATCACAATGCTATTCCCGACCACTTCACGGGACGTGATCACCCCGTCATACCATGTGGATCCGATTCTGTACTGCGCTTTTGCGATTTTGTCAAGCCATTCCTTTCTTCTGGCCGCCAAAAACGTCGATGTGAAGAACGCCATCTGGATTCCTCCTTTCTTTAAGCTGTATTGATGGTCCCGCAGACTTCCGTGCCACATTCCGGAAACGCGGTCACATAAGCATTAAATATCCCAGACGCTGCGACGTCCTGCTTTATCAAGCGGCCAATCGTTGCTTCTGAATACTGTGTTCCGCAGACTTCCGGACCGCTTTCCAGGAATGAATACAGGTATGACCGGAAGTTCGGTGATACCTGCAGTTTATAAAAGATCCATACAACATAGAAAAATTCCATGTTCGCCGGTTTCACCATTTCGATGGTTTCTTGAAGTTCATTTGCGAAGTTCTGATTTGATTCGGCCGACTGAACATAGAACTTGAATGTCTGTTCATCGATGATCAGTTCCCACAGCCCCGGCCCGATGATGGTGTCCAGCTTCGTGGCCAGCCATCGCTTCGTGAAGGGAAGCTGCGCGCCATATATGTTCAGGATCCTTTTTCTTCTGAATGCCAGCGTTTCATCAGGCTTCGGAATTATGCCGATGATCTTTTCCCAGCGCTTCACCCCGTCCAGGGATAAGGTTTCAAGGAATAATTCATCGGCCGCGCGGACCGCCTTATCGGCTGCGACATCGAATTCAGGCTGTTCCGCTTGTGCGATCAGGTTAAATTCCAGAAGTTCCTGCAGATAACGTGGCCAGTAATCAATCAGCGGTTTCATTTGTTACATCCCCCAGCACTGGTATTTCATCCGGTCCCAGGACAAGGTTAGAAGCGTTCCCGTTGATCTTCGTTCCGGTGATATCAAGTACACCAGGAATGTCAAGGGTTCGCGTTTCGATCTGGCTGATTCTCACCACTATATTGTCAGTGTCTTCCCAGGCTTTGATCAGGTCCGTGAAGTATTCCGATATAGCAGCGATTATTCCAGACTTTACTGAATCCCAGGTATAACCGGGTTGAAGGGTGATTTGGCTGGAAATATCTATCGTCGCAGCAGTTACACCTTCGACCGTTACAACATGGCCGATCGGTGCAATTCCAAGGCCAACACCCTGGTTTCCAATGGGATCGATGGTTTCCTGAACGGTTTCGATCAGTGTGGGGGAAGGAACGCCCCAGTCACTGGTTACGATGGCCAGCCGGACAGTTCCGCCGCCATTCCATACCGGGTAAACCTTAACGCCGCCGACACCGTTGATCCCTTTGGTTTTTTCCTTGTAGTCCTGGATGTTCCCGCCGAACGCCTGGATGTTTAGGCTTTCTAAATATCTTGTGCGAAGATCGTCGTCGCTTTCTTCTTCCTCACCAGGAATAAGAACATCAGACAGGACCGCGGATCCAAGCCCTTCAATGAAGTCAATCGGAAGAAGGTTCCCGGAATACATGTTTCCTATTGTCCCGGCAGTTTCTGCAGCCATGTTATAGACGCCAGCTTCAATCCTGGCCGTGGCCGTGTAGTTCACGTCACCGCCTGAAAAGCGGCTGCCGATAGGAATATCCATCGGGTTCCCGTCAGGATCCTTGAATTCGCCCTTTCGCTGTGCGTAGGTTGCCGGTTGTCTTTTTATGCCTCGTTCCATGGCCTTTAATGTCAAGTCGCGGCCCGTTGCAGTATCCGGGAAGGCCCTGTCCAGGATCGTCCCCAGGTTGATATACATTTCGGCCAGTTCGGCCGCTGCCGGTGCGATGGCGTCATAAATGATCGATCCTTCGCGCTTATCCACCGACGCAGGAACACGGGAAAGGCACCTGTCAAGGATCTTTTCAAAGGTCATATCTTCAAACACTGGTTGTCACCTCCACTTCCGATTGAATGTCGCCGAATATGGTTTCCGCTGTGAATTCGACCACCATGGTCCTTTTATCTTTGCGGGTAAAATTAAAGCCTGTAACATCGGTGATCCTTCGATCCCATGTTAAGGCTTCTTTGATACGGCGCTTTATTTCACTTTCGAACACCTGGGATCCTATCCCGACGATGTCGTTCAGTTCCGCGCCATAGTTCCAGGAATAGATCAGATAGTCGAACCTTTCGGTCTGCAGGATCTTGAATATTGCCTGCCGCATGGCTTCCAATCCATCGACAAAACCTATGACGCGGCCTGTCTTAAAATCAATTCTGTATGTCCTGGAAGGCTGTTCGCTGTCATCGACGATTTCATAATCTTCGCCGATCACAACCTTTTCGGCTGTTGGTATCATATGATCACACCCTTCCCATGACCAGGTATTCCTGGCCGCCATAATTGCGAAGCAGTATGACCTTATCACCCACCTGCAGGCCCGAATAAATTTCTTCGCTTGTTTCCAGTTTCTTTTCCGTCGTGTTCTGTGCCGGTACATTATGACTGTGCGAATCTTCACCGGCCGATCCGGTGCTATGGGAAGGAATACTGTGCGCGTGGCCAGGTATCTTGTGGGTGTGCGTCTTGTATGCTTCGTCTTTCCTCAATTCCCTGGGGATAACAAGAACGCTTTCGTCAATGTAGAAGCGATTATCCACCAGGATCTGAACCGGATTGATTTTCGTCACGGTACCGAACATAAAAGCAGCCGGTGTGGCCGCTTCAATGGTCTGCTGTGCGATCTTCTTCATTGTTTCAAGCATTCCCATTATACCACCCTCAATTTTAACGACATTATTTCCTTTTCCAGATCGTGACTTGCTTCATCGATCAGGAAAAACTGCTTGACGCCGATATCCGCGAAGCTGATGAAAAGAACGCGACCGGCCCTGACAGACAGATCCGACAGCGCCTTCACTTCGAAGGTCCTTTGCGGCCGGTTCTTCAAGGCCAGAAGGTTGTTTCCTCTTTCGGTGATCTGCGCTGCATTCATTTTTTCATCGACCTTTTCAAAATATTGCAGCGTTCCCCAGAACTTTATATTGTTGCTGTCCTGGAACAGATACACGTCGCGCTTTCCGGTTTCCTTGTTATCGCGGACCAGCTTTATTCTGTTGTAGGTATCCGAATCAATTTCGGATGTATATGTGTAATCTGTGGCCA